CGTGCAAGATTCTCCAACTATCAAAAAACGATCAATTAATGATTATGTTTTCCATCGTGCAAACGTTATAATTACTAACAAATTTGTGAAAATGATTTATTACATAGGCCTGAACGGGGATGCAAAAATGTTTGCTCATAATTTTAATAGTCAACGTGTTATAATATTCGTGTATTCGTCGGGAAAGATATTCGTGGAGGCGGATAATGGTTGCGTGATCAAGGAATATATAGATTCAGGGTACTTTAATAAATTCGTGAATTACTTGCAAAAACAAGGGATAAAAGTGGTATCTTTGCAATAAGAACTCCAAGAGGGTCAGGTACATTCACGTGTGCTTGATCCTCTTTTTTTTATTAAAAGATAGTAATATGAACGTTTTCCCGAGTAAATTCAGATTTCTGTTCGAACGTGATGGAATTCAATACGAGTGCAAGTATTCCCCGGACGAGTGGAATAATAACGTGTTAAACTGGAACAGAAGTTCGGACAGTGCCGGTATCATGATCAAATATTCCACCAGCTTTACTTTTATAAAAGAAGACGCGGACTACTTGAGAGATTGTTTTAATACTGATGGTGTTTTTGCAAAAGTGCGGTTTGTCGTGGAAGAATATGATTACGAAACTTTTAGTTTCAAACCTTATTATAGCGGGGATATTGATTTTTATTCTTACGAGAATTCAAAGAACAAAGTATCTATTGTCACTTCGGACATAAGTTACAAGGCGTCAATCGATGCGAATTTAGACACGACCTATGAAATTGATATTCCTAATGCATCCGATTTTGTCAGGTATGACGGTTTGAGGTTAAAAAATAGCATTAAGTTAACGACAGATATAAGTTTAGGGGAAGATCCATCTGTTTATTACTTGTATCCATCGATTTTCGTTATCGGGGATGAATCTTTTATCCCAACATTTCAGACTCAAAACATAGTAGAACAAAACAAGTTAGAATTAAATAATGACTTGTGGTTTTGCAAAGCGTTGAAATCTGTCCAAACAAATGTTAGTATACAATATGAAATAGCTGTAAAAATTAAATCTATTGTACCTAAAGACCCGACTGTATCGATTGTCATGTATATTGGGTCTAGTATAAAGAGCGCAACAAGAACTGTTCTTACATCTCACAAGTTTACCAGTGGAGGAGAGACGCATAATTTTAACGGTTCGTACAACTGGGACAATCTAAATATCACGAAAGGAGATCGGATGTTTTTCTTGATAGAAGGGGATGTTACATTTTGGACTGAATACATTAAAACTAATATTGATAATCCTGTTTATATAAGCTTGGATTATAATGATCGATCTGATGTGAAAAAAGATATTTTCGGGTTGCGCCCCTTGGATTTATTATCTAGCTTGGTAAGTAAAGCAACCGATGGGCAATATAATAAAATCAAATCCGATTTATTGACGATGGGAGAGGTAAGCAAAATGCTTATCACCTCCGGTAATCTCATACGTGGCATACAAGGAGCAAAGATAAAAACATCTCTTAAAGATTTCTTCCAAGCTTTCAAATCAATGTTCGGGGCGGCATACACGTTTAGAAACATCGATGGGGTAGAAGCGTTGGAAATAGAGAATATAAACTATTTCTATGATCGAAACACGATGATCACGGAAGTAGGTGATATTAACGATTATTCAATGAAAGTGAAGGATAATGATATATACAACAAGCTTAAAATTGGATACGAGGATCAAACGTACGACGAGGTAAACGGGAAGAAGGAATTTAACACCACCCTTGAATTTTCAATAAACTCGAAGCATAATGGAAAGGAATTGAATCTTGTCAGTCCTTATCGTGCGGATATGTACGGTATCGAGTTTATTATAATAGATTACGAGCAGCAAGAGACAACGGATAGCGATAATGATAATGACGTGTTCATTATCCATACTGGAAGTCAAATATACGGTTTTATAAACGGGTATTCTTTAAACCGCTACTACAAGATATTGAATAGCGATAATTTTGCCGGGGACACGGCTTTTAACGTTTATTTATCTCCCAAGAGATGTTTATTACGTCAGATAGAATATATAAAAAGCTTGTTCATGTTTTCCGGGTCAATATTAAAATTCGCTTCTTCTCCAAAAGATTACAATGTGACATCAACAGGTAACATTATTGAACATTCGGATATAAATTTGGCTGGATATAATTACTTGTTCAAACCGATCAATCATGAATTTGAAACGATAGTCCCTAGAAATATTTCTGAATTGATCGAGGAAGGATACAGGGGATATATAGCATTCATTAACGAAGGTCAAATATTAAAAGGATTTATAGAATCTATAAGCGAGAATCCCGGAAGGAATAAATCTCAGAAATGGAAATTAATCGAGTTGTAATATTGATTTCAATATAAATTTTATTACATTTGTATTGAAAAGAACCCCAAGAGGGTCAATACACGATTAGCGCGTGCATTGACCCTCTTTTTAATTGAATATTATGGCATTGACGTTTCCCCGGCTGAACCCAATAGTGTTCAAAGAAGAAAATATTTTATACACGGAAAAATATAACACTCCTTTTATTCAAAAATGGGATAAAGGTGATTATATCGTTTTTCAAGCACATTACGGGGGAAGTATAGCAAGGGGAGAAGTGGCGGCGAGTATAGTGGACGATAATTTAAATGTCGTGCTTCAGTTTGATAGTACAATCATTGATATTAATAACTGGTATCAAGTTATTTTTAGGGGAAGTTGTAATTTGCCAGATGGCATATATAGAGTAAAATTGTACTCTACTGCCGGAAAGTTTACTTTTTATTCAAATTGTATACAGATTGGAACTTTCCCCGAAAGTTTGTTGCTAACATATACTTGTAAAACAAATAAATTTGATTGTATTTTTCGAGATTCTGAATACGCTTACTTTTTCGTGCTACGAGTTGATGGAGGGGTTAAATCGTCGGATATAAGTTACAATTCGGATGATGTAATCTACACTTCGCAAGATAGAGTGGTATACTTGCTTGATTCTATCCCTTACACCGTAAGGAAATACACTTTTGGTAATTCATACGGTCTACCTTCTTGGTTGGCAGACAAGATTAACAGGTTGTTATCGTGTGATAGCATACTAATTAACGGGGTAAAAGTCGTTAAAAATGACGGGGCGAAACTTGAAGTTATTGGATCGGATGCTTACCCTTACGTGGGGTTAAATATTGAACTTTTAAGGCAAGAAGAAGGATATTCAGAAGGATTGTATTTTGATGAAGAAGAGATGATGCAGGGAGGAATGACCGTTGAGATGGTTGATTCTACCCCTTCTTATTCAATTTCTGCTCCAAGAACAGGAAGAATTCATATTGAAACATTTGAAAACACGTTCAACTAATGGCAACTGAAGATAATTTACGAGATAGGGCGAAAGAAATTAGAGGAGCTTTTGAACCTTCATCAGTCACGAACGAGGCTGTTGGCGGGCTATTGCTTGATATTATTAATTTCTTCATTGACTATGGTGGAAATGGTGGAGGAGGGGGAAAGCCTGATGCTCGTTATTGGAGCAAGGAAGAGTTGAAGATGTTGGATCAATATTTGTATGTTTTAAATGACAAAATAAAGGCGTTATACGCTGATTCCGCAGGAGATTCAGAATTGTTCAAAGGTCATAAATGGGAAGATTATTTTGACCAACCCGTCCGCACCTATGACCCCGTAAAGTTCAAGAGCGTTACATCCACTGACTTCGAGAGTAAATTAAAGGGATGGATAATAGACGCCCTCGGTAACGCCGAGTTTCGTGACGTGTTGTTACGTTCTTTCAAGAGCTGGAACTTCGCCGCCGGTCCCCTCGGTGCCGGTGTCGGGATGGTGAACGATGACGAGTTGCAAACGGATAAATTGCTTGTCCGAAAGATCATGTACGTGCTGGAAATGATGATCCAGCGCATGAGGTTCCAAGGAGGGATAATGGTGTTAAGCCCGGCAACGGGGTTCAAGATTGACCGTGTCGAGACGTTCGACACTTACTATCGTGTTTATTGCAGGACGGAGGACTTCAACGAGTTCGAGGTGAACGACCAAGCGAGGATACAGAACTTCAACGGTAATAACATTAAGTACCTGTGGTCGCTAGTTCTATCAAGGGGTGACGATTACATCGACATCTCCCGGGTCGACAAGGACGGTAACGGCGTGCCTGCCGAGGGGGACGAGATAGTTCAGCTCGGTAACAGGACGAACCCGGATCGACAGGATGCCGTGTTGCTATCTGCCGTTAACGGGGAGGTGGGTATATTCACGTATTACGGTATAAACAGCTTCGACCTTTCCAGCAAGGAGGGATCGTGGCTCGGTAAGCACGGGGGGAAGAAAGGGGCCGTTATCCGTGGCGAGGTTCACATAACGGCCGGGTCATCAGGTCTCGAGCAATTTGACGAGTACGATGACGTTGACAAGAGGATACAGGACGCTAAAGACCTTGCGGATTCGGTTCAAGACGTGGTGAACAACCTCACGTCTATCATTATCCCCGATATGCAGGGGCAGATAGACGGTAGTATCATGTCACACGAGGGGAAGGTTCCCCCTACCCTGACGAACGAGCCGGCGGTGAACTGGACGACGGAAGAAGAGAAGAATCGACATATCGGTGATTACTACGACTATTACTTGACGGTGGACGGCGAACAGGTTACCGAGAGGTACAAGTTCTCGAAGTTAAACGGGGAATATCAATGGGTACGTGTCGCCGATTCCGGTTCGGCCTTGGCCGCCAGCGTGGCGAGAGAAGCCCTCGGTCTGGCCGGGACGAAAGCAACCATCACGTGGGGAAACACGCTACCGGAGGCACCGTACAACATCAACGACATGTGGATAAAACTTGACGGGTCGATGTACATCTGCAACCATCAAAGGTTAGACGGCGAGACCGGTTCCCAGTCCGACTGGCAGCTTTTCAACGACACGATGCTCCGGCTGGCGAAGATGGCGGATGATAACGTTATCACGAAGGAAGAGAAAGCCACCCTCCGGGACACGTGGAATCAAATACAGAAAGAGTTCACTGCCTACCAAGCGCAAGCGACAAAGTACGGGGTCTCTATAACTGCCCTTCAAAACGCCTACAACACGCTGAACACGTTCTTGACGAACACGGTTAAAATAGCGCAGGATATTGACAGCAACCTGTCCGTGGCGCAGAAGACCGAGTACAACCAAGATTTCGCCAACTACTACTCCGAGCGTACCGCATTCGCCAACGTCATAGCTCAAAAGGTGGCGGACGAGTCGGTCGGCAACCTCCAGATCGGCATGGTCAACCTGTTGAAGGGGAGTAACGTGGAGTTGAACGCTCAGGCGTATCAAATAGGGAAATACGCTTATGATGTGTACATACAGGAAAATAAAGAGTACACGTGCGTGATCTGTTACACGCTAGGATCAGAAAACACTTATATCGGCGTGTACACGAATAGTGGATCAGGTATAGTAAAACAACTAAATCAAAAAGGAAGTAGAATTGTGGAATCATTCACGTTCATGGCCCCTGTAACCCCAGCCCAAACATCTTTTTTTGACTTCTACCAGTTCCCCAACGGCACCTACGGCAGTAAAGTACACTGGGCCGTACTAGTGGAAGGCAACAAGGGACCAAATAGCTGGATACCGTCACAGGCTGACAATGATGCTAAAGCCCAAGCCATCGCCAAGGCCGAGGCAGAACTAGCAGAGACCAAGGCAAATGCCTACGCTGACGGTATCGTGACGGAAGCGGAGCAGAACGCTATCAACGAGGCGCAGGCTAGGCTAGACGCTTTAAAAATCGGCTCCGTCAATCTCGTCAGCAGGAAGATGATGCTCGCTTGGAACAACAAAAAAGACGGCATAGCGGTGTGGGGACAGGATTCGGACGGGATATACTTGGGAATAAACCAAGGAACACTTTACAATTATGTTTGTGGTGGTGCCGCACATAATGACTTGTTTGGAGGGACGATAAAATATAAGGACAACACGCAATATGTCTTTCAAGTTAAATGGAAATTAGCGGGAGAACAAACTAATGATAATAGTGGAGTATCTTTTTGGGCGTTATACACGGATGGAACGAATGATGGAATGCGACTTGGATCATCGCAAACATCTTTAATTGTAGAAAGTTTCATCACGAAAAAAGGGAAAACCGTTGAAAAGATATTTTCTTCTTACGGGACTAACATGTACCGTTCACTTGTTTACTCCCTCGCCCTCTACGAGGGTAACAAGGTCTTGTCCGAACCTCCTGTTGCGCCTGAAGACCTAACCGGGCAGAGTAACGTGAACCTGGTGGACGGGGGGAAAGAGGTGACGGTAACGGCATATCCATCAACAAATAACAGTTATTACAAACAATTAATAGTACCATTGTTGAAGCCAAACACGGTGTATCACGTGTCGTTTAAGGCAGAGAATTTAGCGGGGAACCCAACTGAATATTCTGCAATATTGTTTAACAAAAATGTTACAACAGAATATTTTGCTTTAAAAAGCGTTTCCGGAGGTATTATGATTACTCCGAATAACTTTGTAGAAGGGGAAGCTAGATTATTATTATACGCTGGGCTCATCGGTTCCACCGCTGGCAATTCCGTGAAGTTCTCGGAAGTAATGCTCGTCGAGGGCTTCACCCCTCCTTCTTCTTACTCTCCATCACCGGGGGACGTGCAAAAAGAGATTGATGACGTGAGCGATGCCGTTACTAATCTGGATACCACGATTAACGGGGCTTTCAAGGACGGGATTATTGACGAGGCAGAGGCAAAGGCGATAGCGTCGAATATAAACATTCTTAATGCCGAGAAAGCGGATATAGACGCTTACTATACCAAGTTGTACGCTAACGCCTATCTAACCGGAACAGCTAAAACAAATCTCGCTAGTGCCAAAACGGCTTACAACACGGCACACGCCAACTTAATATCCTCGATCAATACCGCTATCGCGGACGGTAAGGCAACAGCAACGGAGAAAGCTGACGTGGACGCTAAATTCTCCGCTTACAATAACGCTTTATCCGCTTACCAAACGAGGGTCGGGGAAGCGAACAAGGCGATACAGGATCAGATTAAAGCATTGGCGGAGCAAGATGCGACGAACAAGGTGAACGGGATACAGATAGGGGTTAGAAACTTGTTACTGGATTCAGGGGGAGAGGTAACGAACGGGAGTTACAACATTAAAAACTACAAAACCTCCATTCCTCTTTTGCCAAGTAAAAAATATACCGTTGTAATAAGAGGAACAACGACCGGGGGGCAAACATTAGGACTTTGGTTTAATGGTGGGAGTAATGGAGGCGGAATGTTTCCATCAAACATGACTGATGAAGTTGCTTTTATTCATACCACTTCCCCATCCGTGCTTAATATTAAAGATTATATCAATTTTTATAATTACCCGTCATCCGGAAGTGCTGCCAACCCCGCAACGATAAAATGGGCTTGTCTTTACGAGGGACACGTGAAGCCCCCGATGGATTGGGTACAAGCCCCGGAAGACATAGACAAAGCGATTCAAGACTCTATCGCCAAAACGGTAGACATTACCGCCCCCTCGCAAGTGTTTAAATACGGTCCGGGATACACGGGAACACCAACCCCGTCAAGTATCGTTTTAACGGCCACACCGAGGAATTTCACGCCAACTTCTTACCAGTGGCAATTCTTGAACGGAAGCACGTGGATAAATATTACCATCGACGGGGCATCTTCCACTTATTCCGTGAATCCAAATAGCACGACATTATTCCCAAGTGGCACTAACGTTCGCACGTTCCGGTGTATCTGTAACGGGGACGAGAAATTATCAGATAGTTTTACCCTGGCGAAGCTGGCGGATGGTGCCACGGGGCAGCCGGGTGCGGACGGTAGAGGCGTGAAGTCCACCGCTGTCACCTACCAGTCCTCCACGAGTGGCACGACAGTACCGACGGGGACGTGGTCGGCAAGTATACCGGCGGTGGCGGCGGGTTCCTATCTCTGGACTAAGACGGTAATAACCTACACGAGTGGAGATCCTAGCACCATGTATTCCGTGGCGAGGATGGGAACTAACGGAACTAACGGTAACAACGGGAACGGTGTAAGCAGCACGGTGATAACGTACCAAGCCTCCACCTCCGGCACGACAGCCCCCACCGGGACGTGGGGCAGCACGATACCTTCCGTTCCGGCAGGGCAATACTTGTGGACGAGAACGGTTATCAATTACACGAACGGGAGTAGCTCCACGATTTACTCCGTGGGGATGACAGGGAAAACGGGAGCGGACGGGAAAGACGCTTACACGATATTACTTGGCAACGAATCACACGCTTTCGCCGGTTCAACGGCAGCGGCGTTGGCAGGATCTACAACTTGTAGTGTTGTGGCGTACAAGGGGGCCACACGAGTGGCCGCAACAATCGGTACTATATCCGGTTTACCAACGGGCATGACGGCAAGCGTGGCTAGCAACGGCACAACGACACCCGTTATTACCTTCACGGTGACAACGAGCATGAATACGGCGAGCGGGACGGTGAACATCCCCGTCACGGTGGATGGCAAGACGTTCACTAAGGTATTCTCGTACTCGATAGCGTTCAGGGGCGACCCGGGAGAGTCTATTAACGGAAAGATGTTGTACAAGGACCCGGAGTTCAAGAAGGGATTAAACGGGATGTACAAGTATACCAATTCAAGTAACGTGGATCCTGACTATATAGCGTCTAAACTAACGGTAGAGAGAGTTACCAAGCCATCGGATGCCCCGACACAATCCGGGTACTGCCTGAAAGTCACGTGTAAAGCAGCTCAAGCACCCGGGTATGGCGGGGTGCAACAGTCTATAACTTCCCGGGCGAATGCCGTGTTTGTGCAAAAAATTATCGCCAAAATACCTGTTGGTTATAAAATAAATACAGCTTCCAATAGCATGGGAACAGGTTACACTGACACGTGGCTAACTCCCACGGAGGGTACAGGGAAATACACGACGTACCTTCGTAAGGTTGTCTGCGGGACAACCAGAAGTTTTAGCACAGGCGGACACGTGTATATAACCGGTAGCCCCGCTCCCACCGAATCCGCCCCGTTAGAATGGTATATCGCTTACATGACGGCGTTCGACCTGACCGCCGACGGGTACGGGGATATAGAATTTAGCGCCAAGGATGATCTCGCCCAACAACTGGGGTATAGTAATTTTGACGAGATGGTAACGGCGGCCAAGAAGGGCGACACGTTAATTGATGGAGGGTACATTAACACGCAATTGATTGACGTGGAGACGCTGGTGGCGGACACCGCTCTAGTTGACAAGCTTATCGGGCGAGAGTTAAATTTCACGCTCGGTAGCGTTGGCGGTTTTAAAATGGAATCCACCCTATTGTACTCCGGGGCGAAATTCGGGACGGGCGGGGCTGGAATAGCCATGCAGTCCATGACGAATAATTACGGGTTCAACGTGTACAGGGATAATGATAATTACATGGAAATGTTCCAGCGTTCTAGCGAGTGGGGATTGAAGGGAGTGGTTGGAGGAAAGACGATACTTCAACTTGGATCAACAAATAAGATTGGGGGTTTCGATATCACGGATGATCGGATCGGGAGTATTTTTGGGACAGGGGGAGTTGGGAATGGTATGTCTTTATACAATTTTGTAGTTAAATTTAAAAGCGATAACTCGGAGGATAGCAGATTTGCGGCTCTTGGTACGAGCGTTTATCCGTCATCTACGGCTCAATCCACGTTATTGAGATTGGAAGAAACGAGATCTGGTAATTTAGATAACATACTATCATATTTTTATTGTAGTGGAGCTTCTGGTGTCTTGGATTCAAGAAATATAGCTATAAAAGTAGGAAAGGGAGACGTCGATATAGACAATGGTAATCTTAACATGGCTGCTGGTAATTTCATGAAAATGAAAGGTCAAATTCACTTTGACAACGTGGTTACTTATACTGGAAGCGGTGCGGTTACCATAACTGCTGACTCTGGACATTTCATTTATTTAACTCCCATAACTAATAATCCAGTGGTTAGCGTGTCTTCCGGTTTGCCTATCGGGAGCTGGTTTATTATAGCACATGCAACAACCGCTGGAGGCTATTATTACATCAAGCTGAGTGGATCGGATCGTTTTAGACGGAGAGGTAACGCGTATCAACAGGTAAACTCTCATAACCAAGATCCATCTTTGATATTTAAAGTCAATAATACCACGTGGATCATTGGGAATTTACCCGTGAACTGGATAGATTGGAATTAATAATTAAATAAAAGACCATGGAAAAAACAATCAAAATCAATTTCAAGAAACTGAAACTCACGAGCCTTTCCGGCGAGGTGAAAGAGATGGATACAAGAGAAGCTGTAGGGGAATTAATTTACTCCGGGGCGAACGGTATCGGTTACAAGTTACTGGCGGAGAAAATTTACAAGTCAGATGGCGAGGTAGAGCTAGACGAGAACGAGGGGAAATTGCTTGAACGGTTGCTTGACAGCGATTTTTTCACGAACAAGCTAACGGACGCAATCCGGGGTTGCATGAAATAAAAAAGGGGCGTTCCGTCTCGGAACAGACCCCGCTTATGCAACGAGGCTACCTTGTAACCCCGATACAAAGGTATAACTTAAATTTAAATATCATGAAGAAGAAGCAAATTTTTTGGTTGATCGTTACTCTAGCGGCGGTGGCGTTGATCGTTCTCGTGAAGGTAGTCCCGGCTTGGGTGTCGTTGACGAGTATTATCTCTTTCGGTTGCGGCGTGGTGCTGGGATACTGTGGCAAGATGTTTCGTGACAAGCACGTCAAGAGCAAGTAGTTTTTCACTTTTAAAAGTATCAAGAATATGGAACAAATCGAGGTTGCGAAAGGGATCAGTGATTTTGGGATGATGGCAACAACTTGTGCTTTCTTTTTGTTGCTATCTGGCGGCTTGATGATCGCCTGTTTTAGATGGTTCAAAAGTATTATAAACAAAATAATGACGCATAACACATCGACATTATCCGCATTACTCAAGGAGACAAAAGAACAAAACGAACGGCTAGAAGAGATATCAGAGGGACTAAAATCAGAAACATTACTCCGCATAAAGACAATATCTGGAGCTTTCTTTGATTTATCCGTCGAGAAGGTGTGCCGGATAATCAAGAAGGTTCGAGAGGAAAATCACATAGTCAATCACGAGGGGACACTAGAGAAGATTAGAACGTTGGTGGAGAATCTTCATGCAGATAGGGACTCGAAACTTGATTGTTTCAATTTCAAGGGCAAAAAACTGTCAGCTTATACATCTACCAAATGGATAGACCGTGTAGTCAAAGTGGTTGAATCCGAGATATACAACGATTCGGGCGTGAACAACGGGAGAGCATACACGAATGTAAAGGCTGCCTATGATGGCATAAAAATAGAGTTTTATAATAATCTGAACGGGTGATGAACAAGGTAACGCTTAGGAATCTGATAACGTCCGTTTTGAAAGAAATCGGTCTTCACTCTGACAACGCCGTGAACCTGTTGATGGGGACGGCGGCGCAGGAGAGCCATCTAGGCAAATATAGAAAGCAAATAGGTGGCGGCCCGGCTCTAGGGATATTTCAAATGGAGCCGGCAACGTTTAACGATATAGTGAACAATTACCTCCGTTACAAGCCAGCCTTGGTTGTAAAGATAGAACGTGTCGCTCACGTGTCACGGTTCAAGGCTGAAGATATAGAGAACAACGACTTGCTAGCGATCTGCATGGCACGTGTTCATTACCTCAGGGTGAGAGAAGCCATACCGTCCGATCTCGATGGATGGGCGAGATACTGGAAAAGGTATTACAACACGCCACTGGGCAAGGGCACGGAGGAAGAGTTTATCGCTAACTACAAGAGGTTAGTGGGATAGAAACAATATAAAAGGGAAATGACATGAGAATAAGGGTAGGCAAAAACATATTTTTCAAGTTAACGGTGAACCGGCTGAACGACGAGCCGGAGGACTTCACGGACGCTAGAAACGTGAGGTTGACGATAAACCGGAAGTACAGCAGTTATCAAGTATCTCCCCCTCTAACGATACACGACAACATTATCGAGTTCGAGTTCGTCGGTGGTGGTAACGCGACCTCGGGTCAGTACGAGGTTCACCTGTATTACGAGAAGCTGAACGAGGCCAGCGTGACCGGTATTGACAAGTTCTACCTTGACTTCTGCAACGCTTTCATTCTCGTTGACTTGACTTGCAAGGAAGACACCGGGTTCGAGAGCGAATCACCGTCTATCAACTTGAAAGGGATTATCGAGCGTAACAGGGACGGGAAAGACGGGGTGACACCGAGGATAGACCCGGAAACGAAGCACTGGATGATCGGCATAGAGGATACCGGTATCGTGGCAGAGGGGAAAGACGGCTTAACCCCGTCTATCGGCGAGAACGGCAACTGGTGGATCGGGGACGTTGACACGGGGAAACCTTCCCGTGGTAAGGCTTTCGAGTATTCCGATTTCACGGAAGAGGAGATTCACGACTTGCAGGAGCCTGCTAGGGCCATGATTGACGCATTAGATACCCTTGATAAAGCGGTGACGGCAAACGAGCAACAGCGAATCAAGAACGAGGTTACACGTGTTTCCAGCGAGAATACCCGAAAAGAATCCGAGAGCCTGAGAAAAAGTGCAGAGGATACCCGTGCCAGCAACGAGGAAGCTAGAGAAACGGCAGAGACTGGCAGGGCGAGTGCCGAGGATAACAGGGTAAAAGCCGAGCAATCGAGGCTTGAAGCGGAAAACAACAGGGTGAAAGCGGAAAACACCCGTGTCGAGAAGGAGAACGAGCGTCAAACGGCTGAAAACACCCGTGACACGAACGAGCAATCACGAAAAGAAGCCGAAACGAACCGGGTAACGGCAGAAGAAGGACGTGTTACCGAGTTCAACAGGTTGAAAGCCGAATCGGAAACGGCAACTTCAAACGCCACAGAGCAAGCCAATTACGCCAAGCAGCAGGGGGACAACGTCGCGGGAACCGTGGAAGAGATCAAGACAGCGCAAGATGAATTAACGACAAGTATAAACGACCTCACCACCGTTCTCAACACCCAGCAAGGAAACCGTGCCTTGTACGTTGCCGCCGGGGCCGTGTATAACGAGCAAACTGGATTCTACGAGCTGAACGGGTTGACGGATATAACGGAGGAGCAGATGAGAGAGATTTATGTTCAAACGAATCCAACCAAAAGAGTTACTGATTTATGTTCCGTTTTAAACGCTTCTTCTATTAGGACAAATTTCCCATTTTTAAATAGAGGGGGGTATAAAAATATCGATTGCTACGCAGCTTTTGCTAATTGTACTAATTTAGAAGTTGTTGCTTTTGGCGCAAGAGATGGAGATAATTTTTTCCCAAGTAGAATTATCTATGCGTTCATTAATTGTATTAAATTACGTGAAATCAAAAGCGTTTTAAATGTAACATCACTTGAATCATATAATAATAAATTTTTAAATACTTTTTCAGCCTGTAGAGCATTAGAAAAAATTTTAATATTGAATTTAAAGGACAATATTTCATTCTCTAATTCTCCATTGCTTTCTCTTGAATCATTGCAATACCTGATCACTAACGCCGCCAACACATCACCAATCACGGTTACCGTTCATGCAGATGTCTACGACAAGATTCAAGACGAGGGGCAGGTAGATTGGCACGCCTTGATCGAGACCGCAGCAGCTAAACAGATAACATTCGCAACCGCTTAAAAATAGAAACCATGATACAGATCACGAGCAAAGAAGTGTACAGCGATTCCGGCAAGTTCGTTCATCGGCTTGGCACGGAATCTTATTTCAAACGATCTACCTTGTTACCGGGTGATACAGCCGGTAAATTCGAGGAAGTTGATGAAATACCGGAAGAAACGGGAACTAACTACAATGAAGAGGTGAATAGCATGATCCGACAGAGATATTCCCTATCGGAAGAGCTAGCAATCCTAAGACAAAGGGATTCAAAGCCGGACGAGTTCGAGGCTTACAACGAGTACGCCGAGTATTGTAAAGTGGAAGTAAAAAATAGAAAGCATGAGAACAACGATACTTTTAATGATCTTGTTGATGTTGAGTTGCAAGAGCGTGAAGTACATCCCGGTGGAAACGACTGAAACGAAGAATGAATACAAGGGTAAAGGAAGCAAGGATTCTACTGTTGTAAAAGAAGTCGTGAACACTCGTGATTCAGTTGTCTTTCGTGATTCTGTCGTGTATACATACAACGACAAGGGAGAGCTTTTAAGCAAGGAAATTTGGCACTGGAAAGAAAGATACAGGGACAAAGACAATGAATACCACGAGCTAAAGGCAAAATACGATTCGTTGAATGTCGCAAAGCGAGATTCTATCCGTGTTCCTTACCCGGTTGAAGTAATAAAGGTGAAATATCGTGTCCCGAGATCGTTATGGTGGCTCGTTATCCTGCTAGCCGGGTTAAGCGTCCCGTCCATCCTTAAAATACTACGTAAACTCAAGCTGATAAAAATATAGAAAAAGGGGAGAGAGTTTTTCTCCCAAAAGACCAGTACCACCCAATCCTGTTGTAAGATTTCCTCTCCCTCTCTCTCTTGGAAAATATTACGACAGGATTTTTATTTTGTTTCAATAAAACGAGAAAAAATGGAAAAAATTTTTCAAGAGGTGGTAAAAATAGTCTCCGAGGGGACCGGGATAAACGGTAACGATTTAATACATAGCAAGAAAGAGGAATGCGTTGACGCTCGCTCTATCTTGATAAATTTACTATCAGAACTCGGTTTTACCGATACTTTAATATCAAGGTACACTTGTTTAACCCGTCAAGGTGTCAACAAGCTCAAGAACACGTTTCACGACAGGAAGAGGAATTCTTTCATCTTGTCAACGAATTATCAACAAATAAGAAACGAACTAGCAACCAATAATTTAATTAGCAACTAGTTATAACGGAAATTTGTTGTAGGCAATAGTGCCTGTAAAACAAATAATTTCCAATATTATGGGAGGAGATAAAATTTACATGCTTGATCCGTCCGGTACTAACGGTGGAAACAGCGACATTTTAGCGATGCTGCCCGCTTTAATGCAGCAAAGGGGGGTTGACCCGAACATCTTGGCGTTAATGAACGGGAAAAATGGCAACAGTGCCTGGGGTGGTGATGGTATTTTCGCGATCTTGTTATTGTTCATCCTCATGGGGGCTTTTGGAAACAATGGTTTCGGTGGCTTCGGTGGAAACAACGGTAATGCAGGGTTGCCTCTGAACATGCTTAGTAACGATTCTAGCCGGGAATTGATCATGTCAGCTATCCAACGCAACGGTTTGGATATTTCTCAGCTAGCTAGCGGCTTGCATTGTTCTATAGGAGACGTTCAAACTGCTATCAACGGGTTATCAACTCAAATCTGTAACCTTGCCGGACAACAGGGATTGAGTTCACAGCAGATTATCAACGCTATCCAAAGCGGTAACGCCGGCTTGGCCTCACAGCTCGCCTCTTGTTGCTGCGACGTGCGGACGGCTATCGAGCGTCAAGGATACGAGAGTCAACTTGCTATCGTGAACCAAACAAACACGTTAAATTCCAATTCCAACACGCAATTCAACATCCTGGGAGCCAAGATCGATGCTCAAACACAGATCATCAACGACCGTTTCTGCCAGCTTGAAATGCGCGAGATGCAGAACAAGATTGACACGTTGCGTCAAGAGAACTCTCAATTAGCCCTGGCAGCCTCTCAACAGGCTCAAACCGCTAACATCGTTAACCAGTTGAAGGCCCCGTGTCCAGTACCGGCTTACATCGTTGCCAACCCGAATTGTTGCACGATCCCGACCGTTGCCACGGTAGCGACCAACGGGTGCGGTGGAACAGCAGTAATCTAGTAGCCATGTGTGTTAAAAGAGTAGTCACCCCGGTATTGAGGGTCCTGAGGGCTTTTGAACTGGAAACAACCGGAATATCGTACAACGAAACCGAGGTTGATTTCGGTATAAATCCCTGTGTCTGGAACTTGCTTCCAGAAGAAGGACTCGCCGTCTTCAAGGTAAGACACCCGGTGACCGCTAACACTGCTAGCTTGAGGGCTAACTTGATTATCCCGTCCGGACGGGTAAGAAGCACGGTATTATCAGACAACACCACGATGGGAACACGAAACATTCCCATTCTTGACAACAGGGGAACTAGAGTTACAGGTTCTGATATTGCCATCCCGTCAGACGGGGAAACAACTAGCTTCACGGAGCATATCGCTTACTTTAACAAGTGTAGCGGGATTTTTCGTTTGCTAGGGGTAAAAGCGCAAGATAACCCGGCAGCAGCAACAGCGACAGACAGTTCGATTGAACAGGCAAAAAAAGTAAAGTAAAACCGGAGGGGGAATCCCCCTCTTTAAAACAACATTTAGAGAGATATGTTCAAGGATTTAAAAAAAGGGTTTCAGGTTTACTTGTTAGAAAAAGGTGAAGTTCCTGAATACTTCATAGGCAATATCGTTAACGTGTCGGAACCTAGATTCCAGAACGCTCAACCGGGTCTTTCTTACACTCAAATGCAAGAGAGGGTGATGGACTTGACCATAGAATACAAGGGACAAACCAGCACTTACGTCGTGAAAGAGAACGAGAACGTGGCAATGTCTAACGTGTTAACAATATCTTGTAATCAAGACGCTATAACAAACGAGGTAAACGCTCTCGCTCGCAACAGCAAGGAGATACTCGATAGTGTCGAGAGGCACGAGAAGACGATCACGGCTTGCGATGAAATCATCAAGAAACTAAACCCGACTTACGCTAAAAGCAAGGAACAAGACGAGAAGATCGAGAATCTAGCGAAGGAAATGTCGGAGATCAAGAAAAGGATTCCAAGCCTTGATGATATTGCCAAACTTCTTGAACGATCTCAACAAAATCAAAGTAAAAACACGAAATAATGGGATGGAGAGCTATAGCGTTCGGACGGTCACAAGGTGGCGAGGACGAAATGGATGAAATGCTTGAAAAAGCGTACAAGGAAGGATGCGAACACGGCTACGAAAAAGCGATGGAAGACATGCAAAGACGTAATTTCGGTGAACGTGGCGGTTATCCCGGTGGTTACAACGGTGGAAACTACGGGAATCGTTACGATGAAGACGATGAAGACATGGATTTCGGTGAAAGACGTGGCGTGAAAGGGACCGGGAGATACGCCGGTGAATACCGTAGAAGATACGGCAGGAGATAATCACGGAGGGGAGAAATCCCCTCTCTTTAAATTGACAATTCTTTAAAACTATATACATGAGACTGGATGCCTACGAAAAACTCCCGTCTGGGATGCGGGAATATTTAGAAAATTACGGGTGGCACTTCTCCAAGAAGATGTGCGAGTTTGCCGTTTCAAACATGAAGAAGAAAGACGCTTCCGGCAAGCTGACCCCGATAACCCCTTACACTAAAGAACAAGTTGATTCAATGTTGCAACAGCACGGGGTTCAAATCGAGGAAAAGAAAGGGTACGATTACGTTTTCGCCGCTAACATGGCAAAATCGGATTACATGGGTTCTTCGATTAAAGACGAGCAGCATCTTGCTTTGTTCGTTAAAGATTACGTTTCCGATCCGGACGCTTACGAGGGATTACCATTTACTCGTTATTACGCGGACACGATCGGGAGTGGTACGCCTATCACGTGGGAAGAGATGCTATGAAAGGATTGAAATACATACTGCGCCTCCTGCGCGGGGAAAGCCCGGAGAGTATCATTAAATCGATGCCAGAGGAGGATTTTAACAAGATAAAGGGATTCGCTCAAGGTATTGATAAACGTGCCTTGAATCGAGCGCAAAGGCGTAGATTGGAGAAACAACTTGCGAAATTGAACAGATGATAGTTAGAGACCTGTATATCGACCGTTACGACTGGCACTTGAGGGTGTTCTACGCCGTGGATTGCTATTACACCCGTGATATAATTAACGAGTTAAGAGCGATACAATGCCCGAGGAATAATCTTGAAAGGGCCTACCGGAACATGGCTTCATGCAGGTTGAACACGGGTCTTACCTATTCCAATAACGCCCTGCGTGAAACGATAATGGTTATCGGGACGTGGTCAAGCCCGGCAGAGTTCGATAACTCTTTCTCGCACGAGTTGAGACACTTTACCGACCACGTTGCTAAAGCCTTCGGGTTAGAAACAGGTGGGGAGAATGTCGCTTACCTGTCCGGGGAGATCCGGAGGGAGTTGTTCCCGGTGAACAAGATGTTCCTGTGTACCTGTTGTAATCACGAAAAAGATATAGAGAGGGAAATTTGTAGATGTAAAACTTAAAAACACGCTCCATGAAAAACGATGCTAATTTAGTGTATTTGATGGACTTGCTGGATAACGAGTGTATCGCCGGGGTCGCTGCTATAATCATAGCGGAGATGCTCGCTATCGTTTGAAAGCGGTTAAACAGTTACTTGAAGTGTGGCACGATTGGCGGCGTGTTAGAGGGGCGGGATGCCCCTTTATTTTTGTCCACGTGTATCTTTTGTTGTTTTGAACCATTATAAATAACGTCATTTCATGAAAATATTTGCTTGCAAATATGCAAGCAAACGATATTTGTATTATATTTGTAACATCAAACAATAACAATAGAAGCGGGGCAACGCTATAAATTCTGCACGAATAACATGGCTACAAAATTCAACCTACAAAATTTTCTATCTCAAAATAGGGAAATTGTTATTTCAGAATACGAAGAATTGAAAAAAGAAAAATTTTTCAACAATATTACATTGAGAAATTTCATGATTCAAGTAATGAATCTCATGGCAATGCAAAATATCAAGAGCGAAAAAAGAGCCAGCCAAATGCTGCCTTATATTTTAGGTGATGTTTATTTTAATAATAGCAGCGTGACGGGCTTGGATATGGCAACTGAAAAATTAAAAAAAATACACGATAACCAACAATGGGATGCTATCATTTAAATAATCTATAAATACACAATTATGAAAGAGTACAGGTTTATATACATGGATTTAGACGGTAATGATTTGGAAGAAAAGAAATTTGATTGTCTAGATGACACCCGGGCAATGGAGCTTGGTGAGGAATTAATGGGCGAATGCGCTATTAATGACTGCTGGGTTATACAGGTAAAACAAGGGTACGATTTGATCGGGAAAGTTAAAAGATGATGTATGAATGATAGAGAAAGAATAGGGCTGCAAATAGCGATGTTACGAAAAGATAAGGGATTGTCTCAAAGAGACCTCGCCGGGTTAACGGGATTGAACTACACGAACATCTGGAAAATAGAGAAAGGGAAATACTCGGTAGGTCTTGATATTTTGAGTAAAATATGCAAGGCGTTAGGTAAACGTGTCGACATCGTTGATATTCCGGGAAATGAAGACGAATAATAAATTTCTACGCTATCTATAATTAAAAAAGAAAGTGAATTAAAGACGGCAATCCTGATTCACTTTCTTTTAGACTATCATCTAATTCGCCAATTAGGCTAAGGTTGCTCACCTTAGCATACATAATAGTTACATTGTTATATGCAAATATATTCAAAATTTATTTCATTAACAAGTGTTTTTAGTAGTTATATCCAAAATGGAAATAACTATTGTTTTTGTTCCCAGAGAATGTCATGGTTTATTTATATGGTTCTTTGGATTTGGTTTTACCCTTGTCATGTTTCAGGTCATTCATAAGGAAGTGTCCTCTTAATACTATTAACCCTAACCCTATAATATTAACTGTTGTAGTGGATAATATTGTTATCATCACGGGGTCAGATATGGACATTGTCCCCCACTTGTTAAATGGTTCTATAGATGCGTAATTACATACGACAATCCCAAGCACAACAAACAAGTAGATGGCTATAATTCTTGATGCCCATTTCTCAAGTCTCCTTCTCGCTTTCGTGTTTTCAACAATACGGTGCAATCCTATATATTGTTCACATTTATCTATAATATCACTATTGATGGGATCTGTATCAATTAATAACTTTACTTGATCAAGCAAATTAATATCTTTTTTCTCTTTCTTGAATGGTTTTGAAAAGAAAGAGAAAGCGACCGTATATAAAAAGTACCCACCATGGGCAATGTAATGTTTCCATGTTACGGAACTTTTACTACTATTGGATAATAAATCATTATCGCTCATCACTCATCACTTGTTATTTTTGAAATAATCTTGGATGTATTTTTTCGGTATTTCTTGATTCCATTTTATTTGGTCATCAGGCATAATATCTCCATCCCCAAACAACGTTTTGTACCACGGAGATCCTTTCTGATGTGACCATTGTGTCAATTTATAGGCACTTAAATTATGCAATTTATCAACAGCTTTCACGACAATATCCATAGCCTTCTTGTTTGCCCGATAAGCGTCAATTTTTTCTTGTGAAAAATCATGTATAACCTGTTCTGGGTCTATTTTCTTGTTCACGATCGGGAATACAGGGCCGTAAGGCCAAGCTTTCGGGGTATCGTCGTTAAATAACGACTCGCCGACCTCGGCAAGATAAACACCATACACGTAAAATAATATTTTATTTATTTGCGTCCTGTTAAGAAGGGTCATGTGATTCCTAACCGCCGCAAATTGTATTAATTTTGCATAATCAAGACTGGTTAGAGTTTCCATTGTGACGCTATTTTTTTTGTTACACGTACCAAATATACGAAAATTTGGACGCCAAAGTTATAAAATTATTGCATATTTCTATAAGATTGATGTTAAAAAAAGCGGCCCCCGTTTCCAGAAGCCGCCGTGGTGCTACTCTAACTTGCATCACTCGCCACACAGCACATCTAGCATAGTACGTCAATTATCACACACGGGGTATTTCTCTAAAACCAGAGCGGGATCCAATGGTATTTCGGCGAGACACCAAATATCGAACCTCTCGCTAATCACGAGCGGCGAGATGTCGATTATAACTTGTTTTGTTTCGTTATCCATAAAAAAAGTGGCTTAACGTTCGCTGTCAGCAAGGAATCGCCAGAGACCTAACAATCAAACTACTAGCCAAGCCACCGTATAGGAAGCCCAACTAGCTCATTTGATTGTTCAAATTTGAAACTGGCGATTTCTGCTGAACAATGAACTAGTTCGTAATATTTTCGTGGCACACCTTCACGTGCCGTGGTGCAAATATATAAAATATTTTAATAACACTTGTCGGATATGAAATTATCCTTCCCGTACTTCGCTATCCAATCCCGTATTATCTTTATCCGGTGTTGCGAGTAGCAAAATACTTTGGATTCAACAGAAAACCACATGAACCCCAATCTTCTCCGGTAGAGGGTTATCACGCTGCCCCTTGTTTCGATCTTGTAAGTACGTTTCATTTCATCTTGTTTTAACCTGTTTTTGGTCTACCTCTTTCTTGAAAAAGAAGTTACTGATTTTCTTTTCACTATCAACAATCATCCCGGTTAACTCCCAACCGGATTGTCCAAGCTCGTTTAACCGTTGCTCGTCCGGTATCATGCCATAACCGAATGTTAACACCTTGTACTCGAATTTTTTCATGTTGTATTGATTATTTTGAGATACTGTCATTTTATTCTTCTGTTACGTCAATAAATATAACTCCCTACTCTATGAATCTTCCTCGCTGTTATCACACACTTCGCCCACCCTTTCAAAGAAGACTTGTTCATGATCATTTCTTTCCGCCGAATCACACGATCCCACCATTTCTGACGTGAACACCGTGCAGGAAATTTCTTTATCAAAAAAATAACATTTCGTGCAATCACTCCCTTTTGTACACCTTAACAACACCCGGCCTAGCTCGAATATCGTACCCACTTTGAATTCTTTAACCATTATTCTTTTCTTTTACTTCAATGAACATCACATCTTTTCCGTCCTGTCTTTTATAAAAAGCACACTCACCCACGAATTTTTTACATGGATTTGTACATGATAAAACGCATCCATGACAATCCTTTGTTGTTGATTCTACACATTTCAATTTCATAAATCCAAACTGAAATATATCACCTACATTAAATTCATTTTTCATCTTCTTCTACTTCAATAAATATAACTCCTGTTTTATCCGACCTATCTCTAATAGCGCATGCTCCCACGTACCTTGATATAAATTCGCACCCTTCAACATCAAGTGGGTTCATGGCACAATCTCTACAACTACAACCTTCCACGCATTTCAGTTTAATTTTCCCGAACTGGAACACTTCGCCTACTTTATATTCTTCCATGATTATTTTGTATTAAGTAAACACCAATCAGATACTGTAATAATCTGACCTTCATCTATTTTGTTTGTAGTCATTTTAACTACCTGCGCCCAAATGTATTCTTGCATAATTATTTAGATTTAAGATGCTTAATTAACTCGTCAGCATATTCTATCGCTCGACTTACATCTTTGTCAATATAATGAAATGGATCAGTACCGGGAATACTTTCCTCTGCTATAATCCCGGTTAGAACATCTTTCGCTATCTCGTACCTGCGTTGCTCCCAGTCAATCGCTTTATCCGTGCTATCAAGCTCTATCTCGTCAATCGTTAGTTTCGTGTTCATGATTCAAATTATAAATAATCTATTCCTATTTTATGCCATACATTACCGTCATCAGTAAACACGTCAGCGACCAAGTCAAATACAACCATGCCCGGTATGTAATTATTTTCCACGGAGAACCAATCAGTGTAAAATGCTTCCCCGTCATGTAATATCAAGTATTTCATATCCTATCCATTAATTTCTTGAACTCCTCTTCTTGGTCAAACGGCTCGTTTGAAGCACTTTTGAGAAAGGCTTTAAGCAGGAAGCCACGGAATAATTTCTCGCATTTTTCTTTCACGATCCGTTTCTCGTCTTCCCTAGCCATTCTTACTGCTTCCAAGGCGTCTTCTTCGGATAATATGTAATCCCCGGTGGGTTCATTCTCGCATATATCACCGTTCCAAGACACCTCTTGTATTTTCATTTGATCAATGTATTCTTCTGGTGTCATAATCATTCCTCCCATTCAATTTTAGATGTACCTAAAAATATATCGCTCATGTCACGCACCTTGTTCGCTTCATCCAACGTTTTATATACCGGACTGGTAAACACGTGATCACTGTTGAGTTCTTTGTAAATATTAATCCACCCCTCTTTTTTCACGGGAGACATGAAAAGATCATACGGATTGTCCTTTCCATATTTATAAAATTTACCACGAGAGGTGCATACTATAAAACTTTCGTGGTCGCCCTCGTCGACCAATGCCAGTATCGAATATCCATCCACACTCTTCCTATCAAAACACAATATTCTCACGGGCCTCCCATCTCTCGTGCATACAGGATACCCGGCTTTCGCTAATTCTAAATTAAATGGTTTCATAATTCTTCTAATGTTGATAACGGTTTGTTAAAATACTTCAATATAACGGCGTTGTAATCAGTGATAGCCCTGGATATATCCTCGAACCTAGATCTGATAACCTCCTCCCGTAACCTTGATTGTTCTTCTTGTGCCTGATTAAAATTAAAGAAAAAATTATCATTCTTTGTTTTAATTATCTCCGCGTCTTCATTTGTGTCATAATAATAACGGTCAATTGTTATTCTAATTCTATTATTTATTTTCTCGATTGCCTCAATACTTACTGATATTATCTCATCGGGGGTGACCTTGTAAACCTTGCTTGATATACTTAAATCTTTAGCTTTCATACCCAATCCTCTTTTTCTAAATAAAAACTGTTTTTATTTTGCTCCCGACATTAATGTCGTCAGCAACGTTAGTCATCTTTCTTTGTAAATATTACCCTCAAGCAATAGTACACGAATGTTGCCACGCATAGAGCCGTGATCGGGTACTCGTTGAGAAGGTTGAAAAAATCTCTCATGCTATTGGTGTTTGGAAACAATTCAATATTTCTTCTTTAGTTGCCTTGTGTAACGGCGTGTCAACGTCACGTGGGAAAGTTAGATATTCAAAACCCGGTAATCCCAAGTTTCTAGCTGCTTCCCTCTTGATTGCCCAGTCGATGCCGTTCGTGAAGAGTTGATCCTTGTCTGTATCATCCCTCATTGCGGCGAGGGCGAGAAAGAGAAACTCGTTGTCCCAGCAATCAATTAGCTTGCACGTCCCCGATTTTACCTCGTCCTCGAATATGTCTACCGATTCATCGTGAACGGCGTGAATATACCCGTATCCAACCATCAAGTACACGGCGGTTGTTTCCTCGGTGCAACGGCAAAACCGGTATCCCATCTTTTCCAATTTGTCTCTTAATTCCGGGGTATTCTTTCTTATAAAGCACTTTGTCGTGAACATGGCTAATTTATTTTATCTGAATAAAAATCTATTATCTCTTTCATAGTGTCGTGGGCTTTCTCGGCGCATCTCCTGTTAGAAAGATTCTCGTTATCCTTGTTCGAATCGTACACGTTATAAACTTCTAAAAACAAAGTATTTAGCAGTTTGCATTGATCTAATAGATTACAATATCTCTCTTTATTAGTACCATCATCACTGATAGGAGTGATATTACCGATCAACTTGCGTACCACATAGTAAATATCGAAATAATTCATTGTTATTGTTTTGATTGTTCAACTTCCGTTATCGAGTTCAGATCGTACACGTTGCATTTAAGCAGGTGTACCAGCTCTATGTTGGCGTCGTAACACAGGCTCTTGAACTTGCAATCGTCACAGCTGGTCTGTCCTTTTTGAACCGTGAAGGTGACGGTTTCGGGTTCCGGTTCTTCGATCTCGATTTCTTCCCAGTGTTCGATGATTAATTGCCCCCAAATGCTATCGATAAAGGTAAAATCGATCACATTTCTCATCGGGTCGATAAAGAAGACATAATCTTCATTTGCAAATAAATAATCTTTAGTATCTTTTGCTCCAAGAGATTTTAATTTATCGATTACCAGTTCAGGGTGTTTCTTGTTACCCCTGATGTAATAGTGTTTTTCTTTTTCCATGATCACTTTCTCTTTTTAGTTAGTTTCTGTTTACTTGAATATCTTTTTTAAACCGCTGTTTACAGCTTCCATTTTTGTTTGATCCGATGGATGCACGTATATGTCCATCGTTGTGCTTATATCGGAATGCCCTAGTAACATTGAAACTGTTTTCACGTCAACCTTATTCTCTATAAGCGTGGTAGCGAAAGTATGACGGAGCCCGTGAAACTTGATGCAATGATCTAGTTTCACTTTTTTTAAAATAAAATCACGATAATAATTTCTGAACGTGCGTGGTTCCGTGAACTTGTTAGAGCAAGTACACACGTAGTAATCAGGGTTGCATACCGCTGAAAATTTCTTGATTATTGGCATAACGTTTTTCATGATAGGTATGTACCTGTCAGACGATGATGTTTTTGGAGGTCCTATTTCGATTCTTGATTTTTTATCATGATCGCTGTCGTTATCCATCATGTATATTCTTCCCAAAGTTTTACTAACGTGTATAGTCTTGTTGCCAATATCTATGTCACTCCATTGTAACGCGCATATTTCACCTATTCTCATCCCGGTGCAAATTGTCAACAGTATCCCGAGGTTGAGCGGTGAAGGGTTTTCAAGAACGTAATCCACAATAGCACGATATTCTGACGGCGTGTATCTTTCTATTTTTGTCGCTAAAATCTTGTTCTTGGTTGGCCATGTCATTTTCCAGCTCGTATCAGGGACTATTATATCAAGTTCATCCGATGCAAACTTGATGAGCATCTTTAGAACTATGAGTATATCCGAACAATATTTTTTTGATTTCCCGGAATCCATCAATTTATAGATAAAAGGGATTATCACCTTCTTGTTTAACGTTTCCACGTCCAAGTTCCCAAGTACTGGGTCTATGATGTTAACGTATAGCATTTTGTAACAGCTTAACGTGGATATTTTCACTTGACGTTTTTTAAACGGCACCCAAGTGTCGTACACTTCTCTAAGTTTCATTTTTGAACTATTTTCATGTTAGCACTAGCTTTAATTATTTCCGAGAACGCCAGGGTGTCATCCCTCTGGTTCAGTAATATGTATTTTTGTTTTATCTCGTTTTCAAGCACGTCCCCGTGATACACGTACCCCATGATTCCACGAATCGACAGGTTCAGTAACAGGATCGGGATAGATCTCGATGACAACTCCCAGCACGTTACCATGTGTTGAGACGGGAAATGTTCCCACGGGATCAACTTGTTGCAACGCTGCCACCAGTCTGCTATTATCATAGAACCGTTCCCGGCGGTTGGCTCGTGAAGGTGCCCATGTTGTCCGGTTAATTCCGAGCATAGAATTCCTAGAGAATTGGGCGTGAAATCTTGTTTTTTCTGTTTTCTCTCGGATAGCTCGCTCTCGTATAATTCCTGGAACCAATCGTGAGACATATCGTAATTGTTCAATCTAATTAATTCCTTGTATACATCGTTTCGGTCGTTTAAATCGCCCTCTATAATTTTTGTAACGGCATCAGGAAGATCCCTTAGATCGTCTATGCCGAAAAGTTTAAACACGTCTTCTTTTTTCATAATATTCCAGGTCTTTTTTTAATATTTTCTTGATCAAGGTTAATGATCTTGATATTCTAGCATCCACGTTTCCTTTACTAATCGATAATATTTTAGCAATTTCCGTGTTCTTGTATCCCTTGTATCTCATCTCTAGTATCTCCCTGTCTCTCTTCACGGGTAACAAGTCGTAAAGGGGGAACTCGAAATCCTTGTTGAAAAAAAACGGGTCGTAATCAAAACACGATAACGAGCATCGCTTTTGAATGAAATCTTTTACCCTTTGTTTGCAATACCACACCCACGTTACGAGAATGTCTTCACAATCCCTGTTGCATGTCACGTGAATAAAAGCGTCTTGAACAATATCTTCTGCATCTTCCTTTGATAAGTTAAACGTCCTTGACAAGTATAACCGTACCCGTTCAAAATGTGATTTATACAATCCAGCGTACATCCCCATTTTGCTTGACGATATGAACGGGGAGGCCTCGAAAGGTAATATCAAGTTGTCTAACGAGTAATCAAGCTTGTTGCCGTTTTTGTAACACGGCCTGACATCAAGCCACTTGCCAATCACGAACGAGTTGTACAGGCATTGCGCCACCGTCACTTGAATTTCACGGTGTTTCCCGGTTGATAGCTTGACGAATTTCTCGGACGAAGGACGCCTCACGTGTTCCTTTTGAATCACGAATCCTTTCCCGCTAATCGTTTTAGCAAAGAATACTTTCCCGCTGATCGTTATATAATAACTCTTGTCACTTGAATCCATGGGATAAGGAATTTGGGCCGTTTTTTCATTTGTTATCTTTTCGATAAAAGATTGAGCTTCATCCACGTGATTTATAAAATATCCTTTTTTTGTGTCCATGGTCTCTAGCCAGCTTTCGCTGGTATTCTTCACTTAATTTCTTGTTACGCCGTTTGTTTTAATATCTCGTGAATCTTGTTCATCTTCTTGTCAATGATCGAGAAGGCCGTGAATATTTCTTCGCAGTTATTCAAGTCTATATCCACCTCACCGTAAATAGAGGCGAAGAAACCGGTGAATTTCTTCGATTCGAAGTTTATAGCCTTGATGTTAACGTCATCCAAGCAAACGTCACGCATCATAACCTTGCTCATGATTCTAGACACCTTCTCGTCATTCATGATCGAGTAACCGGAAAGGACGTTGATAATTGACGATCTCGCTATACAAGTGACGTGATCAGTGTTGTCGATGAACCCCTGGACGTATCTCTTGATCGAGTGGAAGAGTATCTTGATGTCATTCCCGAGCTCGTCATCAAGCGTGTCAAGGTTGCTTGTCAATTCCAGCTTCGCCGGTTCAGTGATGCAGACCGAGTCATACATGATTGACTTGTACTTGTCAATCCGGCGTTTCATCTCGTTTAACGATCTCTTGAATCCCTGCCGGTACAGGTTGCATCTCTTCGTGTCGTTTATCAATTCAAGTATGTAACCGTCGATCGAGTCGGCGACGATCAAGCCGGAATAAATGTACTTCATCCTGTCATCAAGATCTAGCACTGAAATAGCGTCAATCCCGTTTCTTCTCGGGACTACTACCGGGATCCTAAACTTGCCTGGCTTGATATTTATCGTTGTTCCCATGTTAATCCATTCTTTTTAAATACCTTGATTCGAATTCTCTCGTGTGAATTATTGAATTTCTCATCCTCTCTTCCGTCTTGAAAAAGTAGACGGCGTTTCCTTTCTTGACCCGGATCTTACCGAGTTCCGGTGCCTTGATCTTCTTCTGTTTTATCGTTTCACTGTCACGCCGGGCCAGTTCCTTTGAATTCTGGAAGTCCGGGTGTTCTATACCGTTTGCTGTCATGATATTATTAAATTTTAAAATGGTGCTTTCTCCGAATCATCCTCGAACGGGTTAATATCAAAACTCCTGTCCGGTTCGATTCTCTTGAATAATTCTGTTTGTTTAGGTTGTTCTTGCCACCCGTACACGATGTACTCGGCCCTTGAATTTTTAAACCTCCTGCTTTCCACCTCGTAATACATCCCGACGAGATAGTCAACAACTCCCATGCTCCGGTTCTTGCAAACCTCTAACACGTTCGAGTACTCGGCGTACCTTAACGTTTTCTCTTTCCCGAAGAACTCGCTCGCCCTTCTCACGAAATCCTCTCCGACCCGATGAACAAGAAAACAATTATCAACAGCGTTAGTCAAGTCTGCCGTGCCGCTAATCGATTCCTTGCGCAGTAACGTGGTTTCTTTCCTCGGGTGAGCGACGAGTATCACGTGAATGTTCATCTGTTTCGCCATGTCGCAAATGTCGATGATGAATTTCTTCTGTTTCCCGTACTTGTCACCGTCAAGTCCATCTATGTCGAGAGCCATGAGGTTATCGATAACGACCAGTTTCACGCCCTTGTTCGTCACCACGTCCTTCACGTCGTGAACGATCTGTTCCCACTTGCAACCGTAGTTGTTGTTGTACAGGAAAAACTTGTTTTCCATCCACTCGCTGATCTTCTCGGATATGTTTCTAGGGGTGTAATAAACGTTGTCGTATGACGTGTTTTTTACCACGTGATTCTTTCCTGCCGCCACTTGATCTAGCCATCCTTTCAGCTTGAAATCGACCAGCTCTCCCGACCACAACGCCACGTTAAAACCACGTTGCACGGCGTTCATCATCACCACGTTCAACCAGCTAGATTTACCGGAACCGTTGACACCAGAAACTAGCGAAACCTCGCCGAGTATTAACCCGGTGATGGCCTTGTCTAGATCGAAAAACCCGGTTGGTATGGAGATCACTTTAGAGGGGTCGTAAAATTTAATATCCCTCATGGATAACCATTTCTTTCCCTTGTCCTCCGTTTCCTCCCTTGGCTTGAACTCTTCCCGTTGCACGTGGCCGTAATATTGCTGCTTGTGTACGAATTCCCGGTAATCTTTCTTGTCGTAAGCGTCCGGCTCGTACTTCAACCGCAAGTCCTTCCACGTGTAACTTGAACATGAATTATGAAAACAGGTGAATCCTATCGCCCCGGAAGGGGACACGAATATCGCCGAATCCGGGGCCTTGTGGGACGGGTCAAACGGGCATTCTTTCAAGATAATTTTTCTCAACCCCGCCACGGACGTGTCCCGGTAAACTTGTATCCCGTGCTTGTTGATAAAATCATCGATGTTGAAAGTTTCCTGGTTGAAACGATTGCTGTACGTGGGTTTTTCTTCCACGGGCAGTATCTTGTTCACCTTGAGAAACAATTCCTTGTCGGTCGGTTTTATCTCGTCCGGCACGGTTAGAATCTTGCTCAGCCTGTGCGGCCTGTCTTGATCGTTCGCCCCCTTCCTCGCCACCGTGCCGTACAGTTTCGTGATTCTAGCGGCGTTACCTACCTTGACGTCAATATCAACGTTATCATCCGTGAAAAGTAACGCTAACGCTTTCAGGAAATCCGAAACTATCTTGTCGTTCTCCGGGGTGTTCGCCCAGCTATCAACCTTGTACATGAGGTGTAACCCGTTACCGGAAGAGCAAACCACCGGGAAAGAGAAACCGTTGTCCCGCAAGAACTTCCACACTTGCCCGGCCTTCGTTCTGGCCGCTTGCCACTCGGCGTTTGAACTCGATATTTTCTTGTGTCCGCGGACTGGATCAAGGTCAATCAAGATCCATTCACGGCAAACGATGTCAGTGTCCTTCGTGCTCTCGGCACCGAGAAGCATCTTGTCTTTCTGCGCCATGGAGTAGCACATCTCGCTTATCGAGTTGAACACGAAGTAGATGTTGTACTCGGCATCGAAACGCTGTACGGCATCGCACGCTAGCTGATGGTCTTTGAAGTACCCGCTCCAGATGTCCTGTTTCCTCGTCACGTGCATGGCTCGAATCTCGAACAACCTATCGTCTGGGCAGAACACCTCCAAGGCTCTCATCACTTCAATTCGATCCATGTTCTCGTTAATTTTAATCGTTTAACGTCAATTTAGCCACCTGTTCAGTTGCTCGCTCCACACTTGTCCCTTGTCGTTACGGTCACCATCTCGTGGTTTTGAAGGTGAAGATGACATGGATTGATCTCCTAAATCAAACTCTTGCTCCCAGCAGCGTTTATTGATCCACGTTTGTAGCATCTTGTACTCCGGGCAAAACTCTTTTTTTCTCTGTTTCTCCTCGTGCCATGCAATCTCTTTTTGGATAGCTGGAAGCAACAAGGGAATAACATATTTCCAGTCCTTGTGTTTTTTCTTGAAATTTTCAAATTCCGTGATTAAACCTCTTTTTGTACCGGGATATGACCTGCGGAATTTATCAAATTCTTTTTCTAACGAATCATCCCCGGGGGGAATTACAGGGGGTATTATATCTTGTCTTATCTTATCTTGTCTATTTACTGTATCCGACTGATAGTACGACTGACCCCCCGACTGATCCCCCGACTGATAGTACGACTGACCCCCCTTATGATTGTCTAAAATTGACTGTCTTTCGGGTAGTCTTAACGTGTATTGAGTTTTGTTGTTTATATCTCCAGAATATCCACTTTTCCCTTCTTTCCAAGAAATGAGACCTGCTTGTTCAAGTTTGTTTCGAGCCGATTTAATCGTGTTTACTCCCAGATTTGCACCTAGTGAAATCTGCCTGTATGAAAGCCTGATGGTATCCTTCCAACCTAACGAGTTTGAAGTATGTATCAAAAAGAAGTATAGCTTGGCCTCGTTCCCAGTAAAAGAATATTCGACATCTACTTTCCAAAAATTATTAATCAGATCGATATAACTCATTACTTACCCTTTTCTTTCTGTTATTATCCTTTCTAATTCTTTTCTCTTTTCAGTCAAAAAGTCTATTAATTCTTGAATTTCATCTTCTGTAATTTTAACTGATAAATAATTGTAAACATCTTCGTTGGATGAGATTGAAATATCCATGTACCCATCTACGCACCCAACTTCTAAATGATTGCTCTCGTCTATTATTTTTAAAAATGTTCGTTTCATGTTTTTCGATTTTTAAGTCTGTAAAACCTCCCGCCCCTACCTTTAAGAGCGATTATTGAAACCCCGTGGGTGTATCCCTTGCCACGGAGTTTCAAGTACCACATGATGAATTTTATTTTTCTAATCATGTATCTTTTATTTCTCGTTTGAAAACGCTTGAAGGTACAACTCGGCCACGCACGCCCCGTGATAATCGAGAGTGGCGGGGTGTTTCTTGCAGAACTCGGCGAACCTGTTAAAGTTACCGGAACTGATGATGAAGTAGTACGCCTTGTTCTTGGCGTTCTTCTCTACCTCTAGGGCGTTCCTGCAAGATTCAAGCTGTCCTTGTAACGAATTGATTTTAGATAGCAATTTACCCGTTTCGTGGGTAGACGTGCGTTTAATCGTACCTTGTACGTTGTCGGCAAATTTCAAGTTCTTGGTCATTAGCTTTGAAATTTGTATTTAAAAAGGGCTACTCAACCCCGATTGTTCGACCAAGAACACCATTTACATATTTGCAAACGGCAGCTACGGGTATTGAATAGCCCTATATCTTTGCTGATATAAACTATCAAACGGCATAAAAATACCATTTGCAATTATATGTATGTGTTCTTGGTCTGAACACCACAAAGATACAACAAATTTCAAAATGCCAATTAATCAATCGAATATTTTATTCTTTAATCAATTTCTGTATTTTCGCCAGCTTGTCTTTCAATCGTGTACACTCGTCAAAGGCTTCCTTGTAAGCGTTAGCCATCATATCGTAAACCGTCATGCTGACGAATTCTTCTTCACGTTTTACCGTCTTGAACTCTACTGGGGTAATCGTGATTATTCTCCGGATGTCGTTTTTTCTTTTCTTGCTCATGTGTATTTTTATTTAATTTGTTCTACTTGTTCGATCGCTAAAAATATTTCATAAACTAATGGTGCGACCATTGAATTGCCTAGAGCCTTTATCGATTCTTGTCGCCATCTTGAAAAGGTGATACCAGATAATCCAAGGGTATCCCCATCATCTCTGCTGCAAACAGGGGATTGAGTTGGGAAGTTTTGCCATCCTGGGAAAAATAACTTGGGAGATCGTTCGTTCCTGGATTCCTTCCCTTGCGAATAATCGTCTCTCTCTTCGCCGCCCCCTTGTAGTTCGACACAACTGGTGTCGGGAGTAACCCGCTCGTTGCCATGTCGTTCAAGTCCACCCTCCATCCCTGTTCTTGTTTCCTTTGCATCCTCTTGCTTTCCATTGTTGACCCGTTCTTGAAATCCCGATTTTGAGGGGTTGGAAGTAATCCCATCTTTGCGGCAAGAGCGATCGTTGGTCTCTCCTTGGCATTCGGTGATATGCTTTTGTTTATTCTCCCTGATCCTGAATCTATAGCCGTTGGGGTTGGCAACATCCCGTTGTAAGCCATCTCCGGCAACCCCTGTTGCTCGCTGTTGGGTCCCCGTCTCCTGTAATCCTGCGCCATCGGTGTCGGTAACATCATCCCTTCTTGCCAGAAACCACACCCGGTCTCTCCGGTGGGGCGCTCCGACGGCACAAGCCGGTATAACAACTGGCTGGACTGAATATCCGATTGACGCGAGGTCGATTCTGATTTGCTCGATAACGAACCGTTGTCGTTTCTCGTAAAACGTGTAATTCTCTCCGCAAACGTCCGTGTAACTTCCCACTTTAGTCTCCTCGCCGGGGAGTACCATCGTGATGATCCCACCAACGTTTTCACCAATAAACCAAGTCGGTCTAACTTCGTTGATGACACGAAGCACCTCCGGCCAGAGGTAGCGGTCATCTTCCGCTCCATTTCGCTTTCCGGCGCAACTGAACGGTTGACAAGGGAAACCTGCCGTGAGGACATCAACTCGTCCCCTCCATTCTCTAAAATCTTGCTCGAATATGTTTCCATAATGTACAGCGTTAGGGTAATGATACTTCAATACTTTATTACAAAAATCGTCTATCTCTACACTAAATTCATTCTTCCAACCCATCCAACTTGCAGCTAATTCTGCTGCTCCTATTCCAGAACACAGACTTGCATGTTTAAATATTTTCATCATGTAATTTCCATTTATATCCACCTGCGGTTAGATAATATTTACGTCTATGACAGCATCTTGATATATTATAATTTTTAATACCAGTGACTCTTTCTGCTTCTTTTATGGAAGGGAAAGAATTGATGATATTATCATTTTCATCTATCATCAAAACTTTTTTAGAAAGTTTTTTATGATTAATATGACTTAATTTAGAACGTATTTTAATATTACCATAATTACAGTTATATTTAGATGTACACCATTCTAAATTATTTACATTATTGTTAGTTCTACATTCATCTTTATGGTTTACTTGTGGATAATTTTTATTATTAGGAATAAATGCTTCTGCAACTAATCTATGAACAAGCCTCCTGTAAGTTTTTGAGTTAACTTTAAAAGAAACGATCAAATATCCACTATTAATAATACTTTGAGAGAGAATCTTGCCTTTCCTTTTTTGTGGGAATCCATTAATCCCAATAATATTTCTATCTATTGATCGTACATTTCCTAATGTAGATACTTGATAACCATTTAAACCTTTAATATCTTTCCAAATTTCATCCATATCTAGTTCAATTAAGTTTATTTCCCATCTCATCCACGTGGCCGCGAGTTCACAGGCACCTATTCCGGTGCAAAGGGAGGCGTGTGTCATTGTTCTATCTCTCATAATTCACGCAAGTGATGTTGTTGTGTTTACAGTTAGGCTGCGGGCAAACCCTGTACTTGCACTCGATCAAGTTGTACTTCCAAACTGAATGATGAATACAGGTAAGGCAGTCCGTGGGTGGGGATGTGGTGATGATAACGATACCACGCTCTGGTAGATTAGAGGGTGGTTTGGGTGGTCTGGTAGGACGTTTCATCTTGAAATGGATTTCTTGTTTTTAATCCAATCGTAAATCCATTTGGCAGTGGAAACTAATTCTTCACCGCTCTTGCATGATTTTGCCGATTCTTTAACGCATAAGCGTTTGAGTCTCGCATCTCGTTTTCTTTTGAAGTATTCAATCAATCGTTTCATGTCTATTAAAATATTCGTTCACAACCTTCATGAAATCGTCAAGCGACCAGCACACGGCACACTTGTAACCTCTCTCTTTTAGCTTGCCAATCATGTCCTTTTGCGTTTCTTGTAACCGTCCACCCTTCACCTTCATTTCCACGAATAAGCCGTGGTATTGTCCGGACGGCTCCGGGATGAACAAATCCGGGACTCCGGCTACAACTCCTTCCGCTTTTAGCTTTCTTGCCGTGACGATATTCCTAGCACCACCGTTAGGGATAGCGTGAATCAGCTTTCCGGGGTATTGCGCCCGGAACCAGTTCACGGCAGCGACTTGCGTTTGATGTTCTCTGTCTCTCATAAGTGAATGTTTTTTTTAATTAGTGAATGAGGCGGGAATCGAACCCGCACCGTACGATAACTTCCAGCGTGTCAGGCTTTATTTTCGACGTACTAGCACTTAGCATCATCTTTAGGCATGATACGACCATAACCGGAACATTATAGTGTCTACCAATTGCACCACTCATTCATGCCCGTTTCACGGGCTGTGTTTTATTCTTGTTTGTCCTCGAAATAAGGGAACACGTCCATTATATTGGAATCACCAACTTGCACGATCTCGAACGGGACAACGTAAGTGGATAGGGATTTTTGCAAGTTCTCTAACGCCTTATCAACATTATCCCCGGCAACGAGAAAGTACTGGTTCGATCTCTTCTCCCTGCCGGAAATGCTGTCAGCGTCAATGATCGCTACTTTCGCTTTGAACCACTTGTCATCATTGCCGTCTTTAGATTCTACCAACTCGGTAATGTTGGATTTCTTTATCGCCTCTATGTAGAAATCGACCTGAATTATCTCTCTTAATTTCTCGATAATTCTACTCTCCGCTTCCGTGAAACTAACGGCATCCAATAGGTATAATTCGGACACTTTTCTTTGCTTACCGTCTTCGCCGACTTTCACGTATTTTACTTTTACTTCAAACCAATTCGCTGTCATAATTTTTTATCGTTTTAAAATTTTAATCTTTCCAATCACGTCCATGCCACGAAGGACAAGGTGTTCATTATCTTCCTTGCCAGAGGGTGACAACTCCCAGCAAGTGGTTAACACGTGCTTGTTGATTATCCTTTGCAAGACTTTCATGTCAGCCGGGTAAACTATCTCGTTCACCTTGTTGCGGCCGAGGTTTATTAGCTGTACTTTCATGTGTTATATCCTTACATCTTTCAAGTTTCCTTTTTAATAACGTTGCCTTCCTCTTGAATTCAAGCTCCCGAACAGACATCCCCGTCACGTGATCGGGCAAGGATTCAAGGAACTTGATTAAGTCGGCGTGTAGGGTGTTGGGGATGGATTTCATAAGTAACGTTCGTGTTTCTTTATCTCGATCTCTATTTGTTCCAGCATCTCGGTTTCGTGTGGTTCCGGTAAATAGATTCCAGCCTCTTGGCTTGCCCAGTCCCGGAACCTCTCTATCGCCAGGGTCATCTCCCCGGTGTCAAGGTCTGCACTGCTACGAGAGTACTTCACGTGACCCAGAAATTCATCTTCTTTCTCTCTAACGAACAATTCCTTGTTGCAAAGCAATTTGAAGTACTTTTGTTTCACCCATTCCATCGTGTTTCCCGTCTCTATAGCGAAGTAGCCGATCAAGGCGTGCAAGTAAGCGTTTTGCTGGATCGTCCTTTTCTTCTTGCGTTCGGTTAACTCGATTTTCACGCCCTTGTTTAACAAGAATTGAAACCGCTCGGTGGCTCTCTTCTTGTCTAGTTCTTCGCTTAAATCGTAAACCATCGATTAGAAGGGGAAATCGTCCTTTTCTTCTTGAGAATGGTTATCCACCCCAGATTTCTCGGTAACTTGGGTTTGATTATTTCCCTTGTTGTACCTTTCAACCCTCTCGATCTTGTAAGCACGTACCTTGTTGAAGTATTTTTCCTCTCCCGTGTTCTTGTCATTGTATTTCAAGCCTTGAATGTCAAAAGAAACCGTCACCACCTCGCCCTCGGCGAAAGAATCAAGCTCCCGGCATTTCTCGTCACCGTTGATCGAGAACGATGGGAAAGAAGAGAACCCCGGTTCTCCCGTGTACTGGTCGTATCTAGTGTTATCGATAACCAAGATTCTCTCGTGGTAAACTTTACCGTTAATTTCCTTTCTTTCTGTTGGGTATACCCTGTGTATCTTACCCGTTATAGTGTTAGCCATTTTGTTTGAAGTTTAAAAGATGATATAATTGTTTAGTGTTTATCCAGTCCATGAAGTCTTCAAGCAATATCCTGTTATCCGTTTCCATCTTCTCGTATCTCAAGCAGGGTATTGGCTCGATAACTTTCAGTTGCAACCCGCTAACATCGAACCCGTTCACCTCTTTCTTGTAATTCATGAAATGAAAAAGGTCAAACACGAACTGGTTAGCGTCGAATATTTCAAGGTAGAACCTCCATTGACAACTATCGATGTATTCTTGCTGGTTCGGGGACGAGTACTTGGTCTTGATGTCGTGAATCACGTTGCCGTGAATGATGTCAGCGCACCCGCTAATGTCCACCTCCCCGAATCTCGTTTGAAACACCTTGTTTAAACGTGTCTCGTGAAACGCCTCCGGCATGGAGTTCCGGTACGCCATGGCGACGTTCTTCTGGCTCTCGTTCATCTTGACATCCCCGCCACCCGTTCTCACTATCCCGTTCTCCCACGCTTTTTCACCTTCCTCAACGATCTTGTGAAACGCCGTTCCTATCCAAGTGTACTCGTTACCCTTGAACTCCCCGGACAACGTGTCTATCACGCTCTGTTCCGTGTCAAAAGGAGATACCGAATCCATGTACCTCCTGAACTTCTCAAGCTGGGTCACGCGGACTGTGTACATCTCTCGAAAGTTTTGGTGTCCGGGTTGTATTTAATCCCGATTGACTTGGTCTTCTCCGAGAACATCTTTCTTAACCCCGCTTGTTGCATCTTGGTCAAGTTCATGATCTCGCCAGATATTTCCATCGCCTGTTCCGGTGTTTCCATCGTTTCTATGGCTGATGTCAATTCTCTAACTTTTTCAAGAGCCTCTTTTTGAGCCTCCGATTGTTTCTGTATGCTCTCCTTCACTTTCTCGATGATGTCGGCCATGAACGTCAAGAAAGCCGGGTCGTTCTCGTCTGGAATCTCTAGCGTTGGCAGCTTAGCCACGTTCTTGCCGATTGTTTTGTCCGTGGGTTCGAATGTCAAGGTTCGCTTGTTGTTCACCATCGTCAAGAACCCAACTTGATCGGCTATGCGCAGCAGCAAGTCTTTAGATTGTCCGGTCACGTCCGGGGATAACTTGATAACGTCACCGTCTTTCTCTTCCTTGGCGTGGGCTATAACAACTATGTCAATTCCCTCGTTCCTTCTCTTGTTCACGAATAGCTTGAACTCGTCACCGATGGCACCGTAAGCTTTCAGCTTGTTCGCCTTCATCTTGTAGTCTTGCTCGATGACGTGGGTCATCAAAAAGTCATCCAATACCGCTTTTGCAGTATCAATTCCTAACGTGTCGTAGTTCTTTATTTCTCCCTCGTCTTGTAACACCTCTTTCCAGTTGGTAGCAACGATAGTGTCTTGACGATTCACCGAACGGTCTGCCCCACGGTCACAATCTAACAATATCGGGTTTTTACTCGTGTTGAATAAAGAAGTCTTTCCCACGCCGGGAGTCCCGTAAATAACAATAATCACTGGACGTTTCGGGAACACGTCCGATTTCTTGATAATAGCCATAATTTGCTCGATTTAAAAGTTATACGTACATTTGTAATTAAATTTGTCCCCGGCTCGCATCGAAGCGCACGACTGAATCGACCGGGGTTTATGAAGTTCTTATTTTTACCTGCTGCTGGATGGGACAAGTCAACCAACCATGTTCTCTGCGAGGAGTGTTTCGCTAATACTCTATTCGAGGTTCACGGCAGATTCAACCGGGGCTGCACCCGTCAAGATTTCGCTTCTTGTTGCGTTGGCTGGATTCATTTTGCCCTGCACCAGTTTCGGGATTTTTCAACCGCTATCGTTCTAGGGAGGCGGTTTCTTTTTTTTAGTGGAGAGGATGGAATCGAACCATCGGCAAATTGTAGAAGGTGTCGTGCGCAAAGAATTGAAGGTGCCAACGCCAGTTCTCCCCGTGTGCCGGGACTTCCACCCGGCCGTTTTTAATTACCAACAAACAAATAACAGAACTAAAGAACCTTGCGTAGAGAGCTTACAGGAACCTTCATCATAGAGCCACGTGGCTGCTTAATAATGGCTAACCCGTCTTTCTTGTCAATACCCTTGAAGGTGAAGATACCTTCCACGTGGGTTGTTGTTACTTTATCACCTTTTTTCATATACTTAAATTATTATCTATCAACTTCCGTGAACACCCCGTTGACTAACTTGTAATAAGTGTCTTCTTTTATCTCGACCCCGTCAACCCTTTTTGTTACCACGTTTATCGGGATCCAATCTCCATTATCGTCTCTTCCCCATTCAGCAAGTGTTATCCAAGAGCCAATTTTTGCCTTCGCTATCGAATTATTCCCGGCACACATTACCACGCTATTTTTACCCGATGACCCGATCTTTGCGTCATCACCCGATGACCCGATCTTTGCGCCATAACCCGATGACCCGATCTTTGCGTCATCACCCGATGACCCGATCTTTGCGCCATAACCCGATGACCCGATCTGTGCGTAATTACCCGATGACCCGATCTTTGCGCCATCACCCGATGACCCGATCTTTGCGCCATAACCCGATGACCCGATCTGTGCGTCATCACCCGATGACCCGATCTTTGCGTAATTACCCGATGACCCGATCTTTGCGTCATCACCCGATGACCCGATCTTTGCGTAATTACCCGATGACCCGATCTTTGCGTCATCACCCGATGACCCGATCTTTGCGCCAT